GTAACATCCTTGGTGAGCCTATCATTATGGAGCAGTTCAAGTTTGTTGGTCCGTTCAATCCTTCGGCAATGTCAACACGAGATGGTGACGTAGTGTTTGAAGAGTTGGCAGCACTTGATCACGGCTTTACGCAGACAAGCACTATGCTTGACCGCAGTATCGACATGACCGAGTTTGTTAACGATAAAGGACAGACCGCTTATGACAGACGCTTAGAACTACTCAGTAACACAAAGATTAGAGGTAAGACACTCCGCCAAGAACTTGAAAAGCTAATAAATAGCTCACGTTACCAACGACTGTCTCCACTTACTGATGGAGCGTTGAAGAGTCCTAGAGTTGCTTTAATCAACCGAGTACTGAGTAAGTATCGCTCTCGTTCTCTTAGTTTGATGATGGAAGAATTTCCTGAAATCGAAACCGAGTACAAGCGTATGCGCTCAATTAACAAACAAGCAAAGCGAGGTGCTTCAACCGAAGCATTACAAGCACTTCTAGACGCATAATATATTACCCCCCTAACCAATAGTGAGATGCCCTTGTCATACCAATCCGAATTAAATCCAAGCTCGACTACCTTTACAGTAGGTTTTGAGTTTATATCAACAGCAGACATTAAGGCTGTTGGAAAACTTAACTCAGCTAGTACATGGACTGAGCTGGACGTAACCAACATATCCACCACCAACGGAACAACCACCTGTACTGTAGCTGATGCTACAAATTACAGTTCTAATGGTGAGGTGCGGATCTACCGTTCATCCCCCACCAGTGCTTTGGTAGACTTCCAGAACGGCTCTCGTTTATCGGAGAGTGACTTGGACACAGCTTACAGACAAGGCTTGTTTGCAGCGCAAGAAGTTCGTGAGAACGCAACAGAGGCTATTGCTGGTATTGGTCCACAAGGTCCGCAAGGTCCAGCAGGTGCTGATGGTGTTGATGGGCAGGATGGTGCTGATGGAACTGACGGTGTTGATGCAAGTAACAGTCCAGCTTTTCATGCTTACTCTACTACGACCACATCTGTTGCCAACGCCGTAGACACAGTCTTAAAAATAAACACAGAGTCCTACGATACTGGTAATTGTTTTAATACAGGCAATCACAGATTCACGCCAAATGTCGCTGGTCGATACCATATCTATATGTCAGCAAAATATGGTAACTCAAATGATTTTGACCATTTACGAGTTAAGATAAGAAAAAATGGAACAACTCAAATTGCCATCGCTAGTACAAGACAAGAAGGGCAGACTTGTTTAAATTGTGCAACAGTTTGTTACATGAATGGCACTACAGATTATTTAGAAGCGTGCGCTTATCAAGCCTCTGGTTCAACAGAAAATTTTAGCTCAGGTTACGAAGGAACATTTTTTGGAGCTTATAGGTTGCTCGTATAATACCATGAACAACGATAGCCATCTTACACCTGCTGTAGCCATCGCTGGACTACTAGGCACAATAACTCTTGAACATGTAAATACGTTTGTTGCAATTATACTTGGACTTGTTTCACTTGCGTATGTCAGTGTTAAACTATGGAAGGAGATAAAAGATGACGAAGACGACAAATAAGGAACTGCTGGATGAGTTGATGGCTCTGACAATCGAAGAGCTACTGACCGTGATTAAGTCTGGTGAATCAAGCCCAGCAATTCTTAACGTAGCTAGGCAGCTGCTTAAAGACAATCAAGTCACTGCCTCCATTAAGGAAGACAGCCCTATGCAAAACTTAGTTGAGGTGCTGCCGTTCCGTGAAGATGATGAGCCAATCGCTGCCACAAATACCTAACGAGTTAAAAGACTTTAGAAATTTCCTGTATTTTATCTGGCACTCACTTGAACAAATCAAGCGTGACCCAACAGAGATACAGTACGATATTGCTGACTTCATGCAGAACGGTCCCAAGCGTGCTGTTGTGCAGGGATTTAGAGGAGTTGGTAAGTCTTGGATCTGTTCTGCGTTCGTAGTACACCAGCTATTCCTAGACCCAACAAAGAACATCCTTGTGGTGTCAGCGTCCAAGACACGCTCTGACGACTTCTCTACGTTTACGCTGCGACTTATTCATGACATCCCTATTCTAAGTTTCTTGAAGCCCAGTGCTGACCAACGCTTCTCTAAGGTGTCGTTTGATGTTG